AACAAGAATGTTATCTTCGTTGCTGACGAGCTTTCAGAGCTATCCGAGGCTATCACCGAGGTTGCATTCTTCAACTTGTCAAAAGGTTGCGAACGCTTCCAGTTCATCGGCATCTCCAACCCCGCCTCGTATGTTGATGCTTTCGGGAAGTTCGCTAAACCTAAAGACGGGTGGGAGACAATCACCGTTGACGATGACGAGTGGCAGACTGTTCGTGGAGTCTGCTTGCACTTCGACGGGTTGAAGAACCCAAACATGATTGCCAAGAAGAAGATTTATTCTTGGATGGAAGGTCCGGCGGATTTTGAGAAGATTCCAGAGGAGGCTAGGAATACAGCATCATTCTGGCGGATGTATCGCGGCTTCTGGTGTCCGGCAGGCATTACCGATCAGATTTACTCAGAGATAGAGATATTAAATTCCAAGGCGACTGATAAGGCTATCTGGTTGGATAACGACAAGGTTAAGGTTGCGTTCCTCGATCCGTCATTCACGAATGGTGGTGATAGAACTGTTCTCTACTTCGGGACTGTAGGCAAACTCGCAGAGCCGCATGGATACAAGGGACTGGAGTATGACGAGTATCTGATCTTCCAAGAAGATGTCACAGATCAGTCTATGACAAGATCGCAGCAGGTAGTGCAATGGTTCCGCAATGAATGTATGGCTAGGGGAGTTCAGCCTAGAAACGCAGGCTACGATAAGTCTGGTGCTGGTGGACCGCTAGGCGACTTCATATCTGTAGCTTGGTCGAAGGATGTTTATGGCTTGCAGTTCGGTGGCAGAGCATCTGAGAAGCCAGTATCAGCCTACGATCCCACTCCGTCTCACGATAGGTATGTCAACTCCGTCTCCGAGATTTGGTATTCCGCGAAGGAGTATATGCGGACTGGTCAGATCAAGGGTATCGGAGATGATCTGATGCGAGAGATGTGTATGCGGAAACTTGATCCTAACGGAGAAAAGAATCTTGCCTTACGCATTAAGGTTCTGCCTAAGTCTGAGATGAAGCAGCGGTTCGGTATCTCTCCTGACATTGCTGACGCAGGGATGGGGCTTCTAGCTCTTGCAAGGGAGCGTCTGAACCTAGATAGCACAACTGCGACAAAGGCTCTTAATCCTAACAACAAGTCAGAGAGCAAGGGCTGGAAGCAATGCTTCAGCAAGTTTAAGGCAGTTTACCGTTAAACAATAAGTCCTTGAAACTTGTCTCTGTGGAAGATCACGGAATTATTTCGTATCATCCTATTGTCTCTTGGGAACATGTGAGGCTGGCATCCTCTTGAGTAATCTCCGTATGAATGCTGGATCAGAGATGTGAATGATACCAGTGGCTTGATGTGATTGATAATCCATCCGTCCCATCCGATCTTTTCGATACCAACTGGAATCAACTTACGAGCTATTCCGCCATACACGCCAATGCCTCCGATAAGATCGTGTGGAGGATTGGAGTCGCTGGATAGCATTATTGGTTTCTTTAGCTTGATGTATTCAGCTTCCAACTCTCGCATCCAGTCTTTCTTTATCGGAATGCTGTCAGGCTCCAGCCAAACGAAAGGCTTATCCTTCATCACCCCGAATGCCTGATGCAGTGCGTGATTATTCCGTTCTGGGTATGAAGTAACTTTGTCGCAAGCGTCGATGACTAGGACTCTCGTTCCATCCAATCTCTTGCAGTGCTTAACAAGTTTATCGACTTCCTTTGCTTGCCGTTTAGCGCGAACTATTACAGCTTGCATAGAACTAACTCGATAAATGCCTCAACTCCATTTGCTTCTACAAAAGTCTGGTCTGTGTCTTTGCTTAGTGTATAGTTGTAATTATTGTCAATTAGCATAGCCCTCTTCGCGTATGCGTATGGCTTGATGTGTTCCAAGAACTTTGGGATATAGACATGATGCTTTGCCGGACTTGACTCATGCGTGAAGCTCCATGTGCTTTTGTGGTCTGGATTGTAGCGTGAGGGCCATACTCTTCCTTCGTAGAGAACCCAGTCTGGAATTGATACAACTGCGTGTCCACCACTCCTAACGATCTTCAGCCACTCTACGATAGCCTCAAACGGATTGTGCATGTGTTCCAAGCACTGCGAGGCGTGGAGGTAGTCGAACTTGTTGGAGAAGTATTTCGAGATAACATTTGCGTCTCCATGCTCAAGATCAAATGCTCTGCAACTATCATACCAAATCTTATCAGGACCGCAGCCTACATCAATCCCGTTGCCTGTGAATATCTCGCTCCAGTTGAAGATTCCTAGCTCATCCTCAATCAGTCTTCGGCGCATTGCCTTGCTGGCTTCGTTCATCCTATTAGGTCTTTAACTCGTTGAATATCGTGAGCCAGTCGTTCAGATATATTGTTTCCAGTGATGCTTGGCAGCGTCTCTTTAACGATCATATCTTCAATCTCCAGCTTTGTTCCTGTAACGCCTTTGCTCTGCGCCTCGATGACTAGCGCATCCAGTGCATAGCTCTTAATCGTCTTGCCGTTGACTGTCAGTCTCCAGTTGCCAGCAGGGGTTTGAGCCTTGTTAATGTTTGTAACCAATAGGCCACTTTGCAGTTTTATACTAGTTCCTGCAACATTCGTATTGATCGTGCCATCGTAGCAGAATGTAGCGTTGTCTCGTTTATAGATACAATCCGGTTGCCACAAGCAGACTTCTTGAATCGTTCTATGCTTCAGTCCCTCCGCAACGCAGTTCGATGAGCTTTGATTTCCGATGAAGCAGTCCGAGCTATTGATGGCAATAGCAAGCTCTAGGTAGTCTTTGATGACGAGCCTTTCGACTCTGCCGAATCTCTTGCAGAACAGCTCGTATTCGTGATCGTGTCCTACGAATAGCATCCTGCCTCCGATTAACTTCACAAGTTCTGTCCAAGGGAATATCGGGTTAGCGTATCGCTGTGTCTTGTTAACAATAATCCTGCCCTTGAACTTGTTGTCTTTTGGAACGGATAGCCAAGGCTTTGAGAAATCTGTAGGTTGTTTAACCCATCTAGCGTGAAGCTCTGCAAGTTGAACGCCCCAAGGTAATCCCTGACTCCTAAATTCAACGAACGACTTGTCTATTCTCAGCAGATTCTTTTCGCTACACTTGTTGATATATGGTTGCAGTTCTATCAGAGGCTTGAGCATCCTAACTGCATTCGGATTGTTTTGAATGTAGTAGTTTCCACCTCCAGCAGCTTGAACCACCGATAGGCTTAGTATGATGTCGCCAAAGTCTCGTTCATGTAGAAAATTCATTTCTCAACTCTCTTCCAGCAGTATTTGATTTCGTCAAAGTCGTTCTTCAGTTCATCACTCAATCCCTCGCGTTGCACATCAACCGGGACATGCACCGCAGCTTTAAGCGAACAGGAACAGATTAGGCAAGCTCCAAGGCTGCTGTCGTATTGCGTCTTTCTTTTGCCGAGGATTCCGTGTATCAGCGTTAAGACTGCTCCCATGCAAGCACCGCAGGAGAACTGTAGAGTCGTGTTAAACGGGCAATTAGCGCAAATGCCAGCCCTTCTCTCTGCCTCCTCTTGAGGAACGAATGCGTCTTTGCCTGATAGCGTTGATTGCGCCCAAGCTCTGAGCATGTTTAGGAAGGATAATACAGCAGTTAAAGAGAGCCGCCTTCTCTTCAGACTATTGGCTACCGCTGGTCTGCACTTCCTACCCCAATGCGGATTCTGTTTGCACATCTCTGACAGGAACTCCTCTTGCCAATTAGGCGAAAGTAATATCCCGTTAGCGTTGCAGTGTGCCTTATAGGCATTGCTGATAGCGCGGAAATCGTAGTGCTTAAATTCAACTCCGGTCTTGGGAACTTTAATCTTCCATCCGTTCGGTGGAGAATCCGACATATCTATAAATTCAAACTCGATCATTGTCTCATGCGCTTGACCGCAAGGACTGCTGAATCTGACGCACCTTTGATCTTGATGCCGTCAATCGAATATCCCCTTGCGTATTTTTCAAGCTCATCATCGTAGTCCACGGCTTTCATGTTTGCAAGTTTAGTTCTGTTCTTGAACATCTTGTCAGACATAACCCGTCCGTATTCACGCACATAGGTTTCAAACTCCTTGTCTGTCAGAACATCTCCGAATCTCTTTTGCGCGTTAGCTCTAGTCGGTAGAGTTGGTCCGCTGCCTTGTTTCAAGATGAGTTCGTTTAGCGCATTCTCTGGAGTGTTCTTGGGGAACGAGAATACAACTGGAACTCCGAGTTTGAATAACTTGTCGCTAAAGTCGTCAGCGCGGATTGGTTGTCCTAGCGCATTCAATGCTTTCGTTCCGATCCACGGTCCTACGATTGGCGTGTTAGCGTATAGCGCACCCTCGATAGATGACCTGTCAACTGGATCGTTGATGAAGTCAGAAATGTTTCTAGTGATAGACGCGCCAAGGACTGGAACAAATGTCTTACCGAAGTATCCGAGTTGGCTTACAAGATTCTCAGTAACTCGTCCTTGCTTGGATGCGTCAAACAATGGCTCAGTGAATGCAGCATACGGGCCTCTCTGCGCCAATGCGAAGAATGCAGAACCAAGCATTTCTGTTGCAACATTCAGATCAGATGGCTCTTTCTTTGTGAGATTCTGCTTCTTCTTAATCTCGTAATCGTCTAGCGCACCAGCAAGCATGATTGGGAAGAACAACGCTTCACCACCACGACCAATGTTAATTGGGAAAACTGTATCTCCAACAACGATGTGGATGCTGTATGGTTTATACTTCTTGATCCAAGAATCGTAGTATTGCTTGTCAGTTGTGGCGTTAGGACCGTTTCCTGTAATAACGATCTTGAACTTCTTGTCTTCGTCCTCGTCCGAAGAACCGGAGCGAAGTGCAAACAATCCAAGCATTGCAATTGATCCAGCAATACTCTCTGTCAGGCGTTGTCTGAATTGAGCATCAGTCTGGACAGACATTGCGTAAGGAGATTCATAACCTTTGTTCTTCTTATACTTGTCGATTGCCAAGCGAAGGAAGCCATACGGAGAGAACCAAGCGGCAGTGTGGAATGTTCTAGCTGGAACTAGCGCAAATCCGTAAACCATCTTTGCGAAGATTTGCATACCAGACCCTTCACTACCAACTCCCTCAGATGCCTTTTCAAGCATTTTGATCGGCCAATACGAAAGCATTCCAGAATCAGAAAGTTTCTGTTGTTCGGATTTGATTCCGTTAATTGAAATTACTTTGTTCCTGCCGACAGACTGCAAGGCATCGTTAATCGCTGAATCAAGAACAGATTGAGTATCTGCACCGTATTCAGAGAGAGCAGCGCGGAGTTCAGATTTAACGGCCAAGTCGGCAAGAACGCCAGCCCTGTCTTTATCCATTCCGGCTGCGATGCTCTCCATCATAACTCGTCTCTTCAGATCAAGAGTCATATTTGCGAACTCAACAACCTTATTCTTTGGAACTTTATTCTTCGCATTCTCCAAAGCAGACATCGCATAGCGTGTGATGTTTTGATTCTCCAGCATAGAGATCGCGCCTTGATCCAGCGCAGAAAGAACTCTGCCCGTAATCTGCGTCATGCCAACTGCCATGTTTGCAAATCCCTGTGCATATTTACCTTCAGCCCATTGCTTCTTTCCTTTATCAAAAGTCTCTCTCAATACATTCTGACCGTTGAGATATTCAACGACATCGTTCAAGTAGATTTGATTCTTAAATGCGTAAGCTGTTTGGTTATACCAAGACCTCATGCTATCTAGGAAAGTCTCAAATGCGACTGGTATCTTCGCAGGATTTTCCTTGGCATACTTGGCAATATCTACCATCAAGTTTCTGATCGAGAATCCAAGCGGTGAAGCAATGTTCACCAACGCCGTAGGAATACCCATTAGCGCATTGCCAATGTAGTAAGCTCCTAGCGCATCCTTGAACCGAACAGGCATCTTGGCTTTTGTGATGATCTTATTAAGCGCATCCATTGCCTCACGCTTTGTAATGTCGTCTTGATTCGGATCGTTAAGGATCGTGTCGAGTTCTACGATGCGTTGATACTGCTCTTTCGTGAAGCCTGTCCATCCGCTTAGTGCAGCGATGATACTCTCAGTATTTTTCTCTGGGTCGAGGACTCCGGTTCTGATTGCTTCCTTAATCTTCTTCAATGCGTCTTTGGCGAGCTTGCCGTTACGGGAAGCGTAGTTTTTCCACGGAGCAGCTTTAGCAAGCGTGTCTTCAAATGCCTTTTGCTTTGCGGCTGCTAGTCTTTCAGAGATGACGCTATCGTATAGCTTGGCTGCTGTTTCTGCTGCCTGCGAGGAAAGCCCTGCATCACGCAGATATTCTTTAATAACTTCCTGCTTCCATTCTGGAGATTGCTGTCTCTCAAGCGATGTGTTCTTGATTCTGTCGATGATAACAGCAAGTGAGCCTTTCTCCGCTGCCGTCTTCATCTCTTTAATCCTGCGATTGGCATCATTGATTTCATGCTGCCTCCAAACGAGATTAGCGATGTTTTCAGCCTGCTCCGGAGCAACGCCAGCTTGAGTCAATTTGCCTACAAGCATATTCTTCCAAGGCTCGCGTCTTCCCATGTCTGGCTGTTGTCGCAAGTCTTGTTGAACAATAGTTTGAGCTTTATTCTTTTGAACTTCAGGAAGGGCAGGCAGGTCGCCAAGTCCACGCTGTAGGGTTCTAGCAACTGCTGCGTCTCTCTTTTCTGCTTGCAGCTTGAGCATATTTTCAAGCGTCTGCTTTAGGTAACGAGAAAGGTTGTCGTAGTCCTCGCTGATCTCTATGCCAGTTTCAGCCTCCTTAGATACTCCGTAAACTCTGCGAATAATTGAATCTACGATACCTTTCTTTTTCTGCGATAGAACATCTTCGTATGGCTCGTTGATTAGCTCGGTAACACTTGATCCTTGTTCCTTGAGTTCAGAATTTATCAAGCGTTGAAGCATGTTGTCGCTAATAGGCAT